ATTGGACTACCCTACGAAAGCGTTGGCAAGAACCCAATCGGTGGTTGGACTGACCACTGGATGAGCAGCGAAAGCGTACAAGTTGCGCCACAAGAACATGAGATAACATCTTACAAAATTGGTGCAAGCAAAAACGATTTAGAAGATATGGATTTTGGAGATATTATTTAATTACTATGAGGAATAATAAATGGAAACTAACCTAGACCTACAAGCAAAGCAACAGCAACTTTTTTGGAAAACTGATAATCGCTTTAAATTCAACACGAACAATACTATAAAAGTAAAAGTGTTAAAGGATTGGTCACTTTTGGCAACCGTTCCAACAAAGGCTAATAAAACAGACGCTGGCTGGGATTTATATTCTGTTGAAGAGCTAGATCTACTACCCGGAAAACGTCACGCATTTCATACAGGGATCTCCCTAGAGATACCAGATGGATACGTTGGTTTGATTTGGCCAAGATCTGGAATGTCAGTAAAGAAAGGTGTTGATGTATTAGCTGGAGTTGTTGACTCTGGATACAGAGGAGAAATAAAAGTTTGTCTATTAAACACAGGAGAAGAAGCATGTAAAATAAATAAAGGTGATAGAATTTCTCAGATTTTATTTCAACAAGTGCCAAGCTTTCACTTAACACTTTCAGACTTGACTGACTCCGATAGGGGTGATAACGGCTTTGGAAGTAGCGGCAATTAATTTAACATAATGGTAAATAAACATGTCTAGAAAACGACTTATTAAGAACACGCAATCAAGATTAAGACCAAAAGTCAAACTAGTTTCCTCAAAGACAGAAAACCAAAAAAATTACATACACGGAATAGTAGATAATGATATTATTTTTTGTTCTGGCCCTGCTGGTTCAGGGAAATCATTTATTGCTGCGGGTATGGCTTCTCAGTATTTATATCAAGATGATATTGAAAAGATAATCATAACTAGACCGCTTGTATGCACAGGTAAAGATATTGGTTCTTTGCCCGGAGAGCTACAAGAAAAGATAAACCCGTATTTAGTTCCAATGAGAGAAAACTTAAAATACTTCTTAGGTCTTATGTATTATAATGAATTTTATCAACAGGGGCAGATTTGTTTTGAGCCATTAGAGATGATGAGAGGTATGACTTTTCACAACTGTTGTATGATTCTTGATGAGGCTCAGAATTGCACATTTGAACAAATCAAGATGTTTATAACCAGAATGGGTAAAAATTCTAAAGTTATAATCAATGGTGATATTAATCAGACTGATTTGACTAGGGGTAGGAGCGGACTTGAAAACTGCATTAACAAACTTAGAGAAGTAGAAGGTATAGCCATTTGTGAACTCAACCACGACGACATACAAAGAAATGATTTAATAGCAAAAGTATTAAGAGCTTTGGAGACATAATGCCATTACATGATTACCACTGCGAGAATTGCGCGGTAGACTTTACTGATATTTATCAAAAATATGAAGATGCCCCATTAACAAAATGTGATCAGTGCGGTAAAAACACATTGATTAAGATATTTTCTCCTCCAACTTTTTTTGTGTCACAGGAGGCAACAACAGTTGGTCAAATAGCCGACAGGAACGCAAAGAAGTTGGGTAGGCAAGAGATACAAGAGCGGAGTCTGAAAAATAAAGATGAAACAAAAACAGCATTAAATGAGGCTAAAAAAGAGATGAACTCAAAAATTAACAAAATGTCAGAGGTTCAGAAGAGAAAGTTCATTGACAATGGGTAATAAGGCTGTTATAATAGTAACCACACACACATCAGAGCAACGTCCTGATGGAATGTATTTTCTTGAACCGTTATCGAAAGAGCATGCTGACGAAGTTGGTATACCAAACATGATAGAATTTAAGAAGAACACGGGATCTTTTATAGAGTCTGTGTCCGTACTAGCCGATAAAATGAAAAGGATCAAGGACATATTAGATGAGTGAAAACTTTTACGTAGAAGAAGACAAAGTAGAGGTCGAAAGCCAAACCATCCTGTACGATAAGGATGGAAAGGTTGTTGACGATAAAGACGGTATGTTTTTTATGAAGGAGGTAATTACAAACCATGGAACTAAATACTTTTTAATGTTTAATAAATCTGAACTTGTTAACCCACTAGGAGAAAACACATTCTTTAGGAACTACGACGATTTAAAACCAAAGAAGGTTGGGGCTAAAGCGGCCAAACTATACCTTCGTTATTTACAAGAAAAAAATTCAAGATACTTTACACTATGTAGGAGAGACCTAGATGCCTAAGAAAAAATCAACAACTCAAAAAAGTAACGCAGTAAAAAAATCAGTAACTCCAAAGGTGGAGGTGGAGATGGAGTCGCAACAAGATGCTACTCCTGAGGAAAAATCCTCACTTACTGACCTTGAGAAATTCTGGGTTGAACAAAACTGTAAAAACGGTAAGTCTTTAGATGAGGTCATGTCTGCCAATATTCAACCAATTTCTTTAGTGGAGGCCCATTACAAACAAATAGATGCAGAAATGAAAGAAGAGGCGACCACAATTAAAGCATCAAAGCTTTTTGGCCGTAACGAAAAGTATGGAGCAGTTGTTATGACTCAAACAGCTTCCGAACTTGGAGATACAAAAAAACAAAGTCAAGAAAAGGCGAGGAGAGCCAGTGAAGCAAAACAAAACCACATCCACAAATTCCGCAACCGATAAACGACCTTACAAGTCAATGTTTAAAGAGGGTTATGTTACACCAGCTAATTACATAACGGAGTTGGTGTTCAACAAGCGGAATGAAGCTTTTAATTCTGGAAGGTGTCCAGAAAGTTTTTGGACAAGCCCCAAGTACACAGGGCCGTATAAGGGGCAGGTCATTCAGGCTGGCAGACTTTTAAAGAAATATAACGCTGAATCAATCATTAAAGCCGTAAAGTCTAAAGAGGCAAAGTTTATACATAAACTACAAGATCCTAAATTAGCAAAAATAATTGATAGGTTTGAAAAACAACGTAGCGAAACAAGTTTTGACAAAAGCGAAAAAGTTGAAGATAGTAAACCCATGAAAGCGTTTGGGTTTGGTAAAAATAAATTGAGAGGATTATAATGAGCAAGAAAAAGAAATTAATAAATTTTAGCGATGAAAAAGCTATTCAGAAAGAGTTTGGAAAGGTTATATCTGATGGCACAGAGCTAATAGCTTCAAAACAAAACCTGAAGGCGTTAACTGTTAGCCCCGCGATTGATTTGGCGTTGAATGGGGGGCTTTTAGAGGGTAGCTGGACAATTATTAGTGGAGATCCTAAAACTGGCAAAAGTACAAGTTGTCTACAGGTTTGTAAAAATGCCCAAGACGAAGGTCGGCCAGTAATATACATTGATGCAGAAAGTAGGCTCAAGACTTACAACTTGATTGGGATTGAAGGTTTAGATTTAGAAAAAATACAGATCGTGCATGGGCCAGATGATGGCGAACAGCTATCAGCAGAAGACTTCTTAAAGATATGTGAGTCCATGATTAAGATGCCAAAAAATAAAGGCGCTGTATGTGTCATTGACTCTTGCTCTTCTTTAGTTCCGAGGGCTGAACTCGATGAAGACCCATCTGGATCAATTCGTGCTAGTTTACCCAAGCTTCTATCTCACTGGATTAAAAAGAACTCTCAAACGGTTGTAAAGAATAGAATCATTGTATTGATTATCACTCATTACATTACCAATACCAGTGGCTGGGGAAAGCAAAAGATACCAGACTGCGGAGTCATGGTACAATATCAGGCTGACACTAGAATGGATATCGCAAAGATTGAAAGCTGGGAAGAGAGTAGTAAAAAAATAGGGCAGTTAGTTCACTGGAAGGTTAGCTGCTCCAGCATGGGAGCTTCTGGTACAGAGTGCGTTAGTCATATTAAATTTGGAAAAGGAATAGACAAGAACAAGGAAATCATAGAATTAGCTGAGTCATTTTCTATTGTTGAAAAATCCGGAGCTTGGTATTCTCTAGACTTCCTAGCTGGCACTGATGAATTTGAGGAAGCTCCAAAGTTTCACGGACAAGAAAATCTTTACAAATTTCTTGAATCCCGACCGGACGTTTTTAAATTAGTTTTAGATAAGGTTCAGAGTGTTTTAGAATGATCTACGTAACTGGTTTTGACGGTAAAGATCATAAGTTCAACTACTCTAAAAATAAATCAAGAAGGTCAAGGTCTAACAAGTCCTCTTATCATAAAGAGGCAAGACTTTTAATATCTAGCTATTTTAATAACTATTCAATCTACGAGGAGGTAACTCTTCCCGGATCTAAAAAAGTAAGTCGCAACTCTCTTCTTTATGCTGACTTTTATATACCTGAAGTAGCTTTGATTGTTGAGGTTCATGGAGAACAACACTATACCTATAGTCACTTCTTTCATAAGAACAAGTACAACTTTTTTAAGTCCAAAAATAGAGACCGCGACAAAATTGAATGGTGTGAATTAAACGATATAGATATTCTTATCCTACCATACAACGAAAGAGATAAATGGAAAAGTATGATTATGCAGAAAAGATAAAAGGTTTAGATGTTTTTATTCTTTGGGTTGACGAATATTGCGTTGAGAATAATATTCCAAATTTAGAATACGACGCGACAGACGCCCTAATAATGAAGATGGGTTACAATGCTTTATTAGATCTTACATCGGAAGAGTGTTATGCAAACGCAATATGCTTAATGAACTATGCATCCTCACTACAAAAAGAGGCTGATAAATTAAAATCCCATTTGTCTTGGTGTAATGCCGCAATGGATTATTTGTTTAGTCAAAAGTGGGACGCATACTCTGTGAGTAGTGGAGGGTCTTACACCCCAAAAGAAATTATTAAGCAATCAATAATCCGTAATACCCCATATGCCCAAGATTTAGAAAAGTGTAGAATTAGACTAGATTCAGTTTACAACATAGTTGTAGAGCAGTGCAAAGACGTCAAAACAAGAGTTGATTTATTACAAAGTTTAGGAAAAAAGAGGAGCTTTTCATGAGTAAAGAACTAATTCAAGAAATGTTAGATTCAGCAAGGGATTTGATTCAGGCTGCTAGGGATGTCGCTAGTGGTTTGGGAGTTGAGTGTGTGGATGAACCAAAAGCAAAAAAAGAAGAAGTAACCCAAGAAAAAACACCACCAAAAATCCAGAGCTTTGAGAATGAATTCCAAGTTAAACCAGTTGAGTCAAAAAAGCCAGTTTGGAGTGGTAATAAGTTCGAAGATATGGGAGATATAGAAATTGAGAAGCCGGAAGGTTATGACAAAATTAAAGACGATATCAAGCCAACAAAAAGAAATAGAAGAGCTTACTCTACAATAGATATTGAATGTACATCTTGCCATAAACAAGTTTCAATAAATCCAATTTTTAAAAAAGATATTTTTGTGTGTGACAGGTGTGTAAGCAAGCGTTACGGGAAGGGATCATAAATGCCAAAAGAAAGTGCTTTGAAAAATATTGCCTCTGAAAGAGCTGTTCTGGCTGGTATATTTAGCCACGGTATAGACTGTTTCATTGATGTTGAGATGTTGATTGATGAAGACACTTTTACTCTAGACCATAATAAGGTTTTATTTAAGTGCGTAGAAGACGCGGTTAAGAAAAGTGAAAAAATTGGTTTCACTGAAATACTTTCATCAGCAAAGAGTTTAGGACTTAGCGAATACATCGAACGCCAAGACGTAATGCAACATGTCAACGGGGTAATAAATACACCTATCGACATAGAAAACGTTAGGCTTCATGCGGCTAAAATAAGAAGACTTCAATTTGCTAGAAATGTCCAGAATGAGCTAAGAGATATTTATAGGGGGTTGGATGATATTTCTGGAGACGAAAGCATTACAGAAATTTTATCCATAGCAGAAAAACCCATTCAGGATATCTGCATGTCATATACTCGTGAAGACAATAACACCCCGACTAAACTGGGTGATTCACTGGAAGAATATATCGAGCATGTGAAAAACAATAAAGCTCAGAGTATTGGACTATCTACCGGGTTTTCAATTTACGACAAGGCTATCGGTGGTGGTCTTAGGCGAAAGTGTGTTGACTTGATAGCCGCAAGGCCAAAAGCTCTTCGTGACGGATCTTTGGTATATAAGTCTACCGGCCCAGTAAAAATTGAAGACGTTATGGTTGGTGATAAAGTGCTTCATCCGACAAAGGGCGAGACAACCGTAACAGAGGTTTGGCCACACAAGGGCGTTGACATATATCGAATATCTTTTAAAGATGGTGATTTTGTCGATTGTTGCGAGGACCATATTTGGCATGTTAACTTAATGTACGGAGGTCATAAGGAGCATTTAAAAACCACAAAGGAATTGATTGATGATATCACATATGGTAATCAAGGTCGATCCAAATGGTCTGTCCCACTTCCTGACCCTGTCGAGTTTGAGCAGCAGGATGTTCCTATAGACCCATATGCTTTGGGAGTTCTTTTAGGTGACGGGTCTGTAGGTAATAACACTTGCGTTTATCACACAGCTGACGAAGAAATTCACACCTACATGAGTTCGTATGCAGAATCTTTAGGATTGGATATAAAGATTGATAGACATGTAGAAGGAAATAAATGCAATTCATATAGGATTAACTCATTTCAAGACCAACTACGTGAGTCTGGAATCTTTGGGCATAATTGTTACAGCAAATTTGTGCCAAAAAAATACATATATAACACACAAGAAGTAAGATTGGCTGTTTTAGCCGGTTTGCTAGATACTGACGGTGATTGTACTATTGATAGGAGAACCAATAAATCAAGAACCAGATTTGGATCAGTATCTTTACAATTATGTGAAGACGTAAAAGAGATCGTACAATCGCTTGGTGGGCTTTGCTCAATTAACAAATGTTCTACAAAATGTAACGGTAGGAGTTTCCAGTCATACAGGTGTGAGATTAGGCTTCCAGAAGGTGTGAATCCGTTCAGGCTTAAAAGAAAGAAGGATGCATTTACTAAAAGAACAAATAGCTTAACGAAAAGGGTAATATCCAGCATAGAAAAAGTAGGCAATGATAATGCCAGATGTTTAACTTTATCTGAAAATGATGGTTTGTTTATGACAGACAACTATGTCGTAACGCACAATACTGGGAAGTCATTACTCGCTGATGAGGTGGCTATGCACGTCTCTAAAGAATTGAAGACTCCTGTCTTAATGTTGGATACAGAGATGGGCAAGGAAGATCATTGGAATAGAATTTTAGCAAATATTAGCGGTGTAGAAATTAATGATATAGCTACCGGGGCATTTGCTGACGATCCAGATAAAATTGACAAAGTTAACCAAGCGGTACAAGAAATAAATGATATACCATATGAGTATATTAGCATCGCCGGTAAACCATTTGAAGAAACGATTTCTATTGCTAGAAGGTGGATTCTTAAAAATGTTGGATATGACGAGAACGGTAGACTTAATGATTGTTTAATAATCTATGACTACTTAAAGTTAATGAGCGCGGCTAGTATTAGCAGCAACCTAGCCGAGTTTCAAGTTCTTGGTTTCCAGATAACACAGCTACATAACTTCTGTGTTGAACACGACGTCGCCTGTTTGGCTTTTGTGCAGCTAAATAGAGATGGTGAGACAAAGGAGAGTACCGATGTTGTAAGTGGCTCAGATAGGCTTGTGTGGCTTTGTACGAGTTTCTCAATTTTCAAAAACAAGACTGAGGACGAGAAGGCTGCTGACGGCATTCTAAATGGTGACAAAAAATTAATACCAATCGTATCTCGTCACGGTCCCGGAATGGAAGATGAGGGATACATATGTTTAAAAATGGATGGAGAATTTGCTAGAGTCACAGAATTAGGAACAATACGGGAGATAAATAAAAATGCTAAAGACGAATACAAAGGAATACCAGACGCAGAAGATGCTTCAGCTGAAGATGAAGCTGATGACCCGAATTTCTGACTTATTAAATTTTTTTGAAATTTACGATTGCTTTCACGGCGATCTTAAAATAACATCTGCCTGCCCAGTCCATCAGGGCGATAACCACACAGCTTTCAATATCAATATCGATCACGACGATGTCTTTTACGGAACTTGGTTTTGTAATACAAAGCGGTGTCATGAGGATGGCAATGATATTATAGCTCTTATCGGTAAGCTAATGTCCCTCAAGAATGGCGATCAAGTGCCATTCACTAAAGTCTTGTCTTTTTGTGAAGATTTTGTAAAGGATGTTGACGGAGACTTTTCTAAATTTTCTAACAAACGAGATACTTTGTCCTCCATATTGGCAGCAAACTCAAAAACAAAAACTAAGGGTAAATATGATAGATCGCAGGTCAGGAGCAGGCTTGTATTCCCATGCCAATACTATCTTGACCGAGGTTATTCTCCTGAGGCTCTAGATCATTTTGATGTTGGAGTTTGTAAGGACTTTAGGTCAGAAATGTACAATAGAGCTGTTTTTCCAGTTTATGATGAGTCTGATGAGTTTATGATCGGTTGCGTCGGTAGGACAATCTCTAACGACGTAAAAAAATGGATTAACAAAAAGGGGTTTAATAAAGCCAGTTATTTGTACAATTATGGAAAAGTGTTGAGCGATATTAGCCGCACCAGTACTATAATACTAGTAGAGGGGCAGGGAGATGTTATTAGACTTTACGAGGCTGGAATAAAAAATGCTGTTGGCATATTTGGTTCTAACATTTCTGACTCTCAAGTTTTCCTGCTTCAGAAAAGTGGGGCTTTAAACATAGTTATCATGACAGACAATGATGACGCTGGTGGTGTTTGCAGATCAAAAGCAAGAGATAAACTAAAGCTATCTTTTAATGTTTATGATGTTGTTACTCCGACATGCGACGTTGGTGATATGACAACAGAAGAAATCAACAAAATTATAAAACCTCAAATCAAAGGTTTATTCTAACACACTATTAAAAAGGACAGAAGCATGACTCAAATAATTGCTATTGCCGGTAAAAAACAGAGCGGTAAAAGTACTTTGTCAAACTTTATGCACGGGCATGAAATGAAGTTGCACGATGTGATACAGGACTTTTCTATAAATGAATTTGGAAACCTTGTTGTTAATTACGTTCAGTTTGACGACAAGGGTAAAGACGAAGAGGGAACGGCAGTTTTCGATTTGTGGCAACAGTCAGAAGATTTTATTAATTATGCCCAAAGGTTTATATGGCCTTTGATCAAAGGTTATAACTTTGCCGACTCTCTTAAAGAAATATGCATCAACTTATTTGGATTGTCATATGAGCAAGTTTATGGTTTAGATAGTAATAAAAATAGCTTAACAGATATTATGTGGGAGAATATGCCGGGAGTCGTTACCGACTCTGGAACAGATATTTATGGAGACGTTCAAGACGCTAATAAACAACCGCTCACTTGGCCTTCTGACTATTCTACATTAACAACTCACGAACCCGGCCCAATGACAGCACGCGAATTCATGCAGTATTTCGGCACCGAAATAATGAGGAAAATCAACAAAGATGTTTGGGTTGACAACTGTTTAAATAGAATCAAGTACGATAATTCTCCAATTGCTATTATATCAGACTGTCGCTTTGTTAGCGAAGCTGAGGCTATTAAAAAAGCTGGAGGTGTTGTGATTGGTTTAAAAAGAGATGTTTACACTAACAATCACAGTTCAGAAGTTGATATGGATAATTATGAAGGTTTTGATGCGGTAATTGATAATAGAGACATGACAGTAGATCGGTTATGTGGTTCATTTTTAGATATCGTTGTTGATATGGGATTTACTAAAAAAATAAGGAGCTTTAATAAGCGTCTTGGAACCACTAGTGCGAGGTAGAATATGATAGTTTGCTATTTACGTAGCTCCTCAGCAGGGACGATGGAGTTTTGTGAAATGAAGTATTTTTTTCAATATGTTTTGGGGTATAAAGACAAAACAAATAAAAAAGCCGTTCTTGGTACAATAGTTCACAGAGCTTTACAAATCCTTGGTGATAAAAAACTAGCGATGAGCCGTGGCGAGGATAAAGTTGTCAATGATGACTTAATCGATTTAACGTTCGAACAGTGTGATGATATTGACTATATTGTAAAATTATGTTTTGATTACTACGCGGAGGTAGAAAAGGGTGAAGTAGTTTTAGAAGATAAAGATTTACGAACGTGTACTAACTGGACTTACAAAGCAATATCTCATAAAAATGGGGAGTTAGACCCAAGAAATCAAGATATTTTTGCAACTGAACAATATTTTGATATTGAGATCAAGAAAGACTGGGCAAAGTACGATTATGAAGTTGGGGGTAAAAAGCTTTCAGGATACTTGTCGATTAAGGGCACTGTAGACGTTATAGCGAAAGAAGGTGAAAAATACTTTCAAATCCTAGACTACAAAACTGGAAAGAGGTTAAACTGGGCGACTGGAGAAGAAAAAACCCATGATGACCTGCATAAGGACACGCAGTTGCTGCTATACTACTACGCTCTTAAGAATCTTTACCCAGATTATTCATTCTACGTAAGTATCTATTACATTAATGCGGGAGGTGTTTTTGATGTTGTATTCGATGAGAGGGATTATAATAAAGCTGAAAACTTACTGAGGAAGAAATTTCATCAAATTAGGAACAACGATAATCCAAAACAGTTATCACCAGACCACTCACATTGGAAATGTAAATATCTTTGCAAATTTTCCGAAATCGACAAAAAAACTGGAAAATCTACTTGCCAAATGTTCAAGGATAAGATACAATTACATGGTATCGGAGAGGTTACAGCAAAGTACGCAAACATAGAACGGATAGCTAAGTATGGACAGGGGGGAGGAAGGTTAGAAGGGGCAAACGATTAACAAACATCTATTAAATTGAAAGTGAAGTATGAAAATTACAACAAAAACATTAAAGAGCATTTGGAAAAAAGAATTAAAAAATATGGCACCTTCTCCACGTAAGGACTCGTTGAAAAATTTGTCCTTTAAGCGTTGGTTGGTAGCGTCTGGTCCAGACATTTGCAAATCGATAAATTCACTAGAGGGCGAAGTCGAATTTTCTGATAAAGCATTGAAGTTGCTAGGGGAGTGGCTGTAGAATGTTAGCCTCTTTGAGAAATCATTCACATTACTCTTTGTTGTTATCAACTTCTAAACCTAAGCAAGTTGTAGACAAATGTGTAAAATCCGGCTATGAATGTGTCGGGTTGACAGACTTAACCACTGTTAGCGGATGTGTAAACTTTTTAAAATCATGCAAAGATAAAGGGGTAAAGCCCGTTATCGGGTCAGAGATTAAACTTAGTTGCGGAGGTAGTCTTACATTAATTTGCAAAAATAACGAATCTTGGCGGCAGTTGCTAATACTAATATCGCTATGTAATGATCCAGAAAATTATAACGAGCATCCAGAGATAAGCTATGACAAGTTAACAGACATGGTCTCTCCTGACAATTTCATTGTAATTGATGGGTACATAGGCTCACGCTTATTTTATAAGTTATTTACATCTCCGTCAAGCGCAGTGTATTCAGCTGACGATGATGAAGTTAATGGTTTCTTGATTGATAACTGGCTAGAAGAGGCTAATGAGTACGTGAAAGAGTCTAAAGGCTTTTTCAATAGTTACTATCTAGAAATCAATAATCAAGTTTTTGACACAATGCCAGCAATCAACATAATGTCTGAATGTGTGAAACAGGTTGATGTTGATAAATCGCTAAGTATTTATGACACATGTAGCTACTATTGCAACGAGAGTGATTCAATAGACCATCGCGTTCTTCTATGCGTGCAGCTAAAAACAACGCTTAAGAAATTAGCACTACAAATAGATAGTGGCGAAAAGCAAGACCTTGTCAAGTTTATTAGAAGTAGCCAATTCAATATTAAAACAGTGGAAGAGTTAGATGGTTTATACTCCGAAGACAGCCATGTGTTTAAAAATATGGAGTCACTCATTAGTCAATGTGAGGATGTTTCTATTTTATCCAAGCCAAGACTGCCAAAGTTTCAATGCCCTCAAGGACTCAACGAAAACGATTATCTCAAACAGTTATGCCGTGATGGATGGGCTAAATTTCTAAACGGTAAAATAGACAAGAGTCAGGTAGAAACTTATAAAGACAGAGTTTTAAAAGAGCTTGGGGTTATCGAGAAAGCTGATTTAGCTGGTTACTTCTTAATTGTGCAGGATTATGTAAACCACTTTAAAAACAAAGGGTGTTTAATAGGTCCGGGACGTGGAAGTGGTGGTGGATCACTAGTATGCTTTCTGACTGGGATAACAAGCGTTGACCCCATTAAATACGGATTAATCTTTGAGCGGTTTTATAACGAGGGGCGAAATACAGAGGATCATATTTCACTACCTGATATCGACGTTGACTTTCCACCCGACTGGCGTGAGAAAGTTATTCAATATTTAAAAGATAAATATGGCGGGAATAAAGTTTGTCAGATGCTAACGTTTGGTAGACTTGCTGGACGATCTATCATTAAAGAGGTTTTACGTGTAAACGAAGCCTGCTCTTTTGAAGAGATGAATGAAATAACCAAGAAGATACCAAACCAAGCTGATATTTCTGACCTTCTTGAAGAAATGGAGAATCCATCTGTTATCAGGTGGGCTCTTGAAAATGACAGAGATGCTTTATCAGACTATTGCTACTTAGATGACGACGGAAAGCTATCTGGTGATCACGCTAAGGTCTTTGATCAAGCTATGAGGATGGAGGGTATTTTTAAGACTCAAGGAAAACATGCTGCTGGAGTTGTCATCGCTTCAGATCCTTTAGACGAAGTTTGTCCTATGGTCAAGGCGTCTAGAAATAACGATAAGATAGCGGGGCTTGAAATGGGAGATTTAGAAGCCATCGGCTGTGTTAAGTTTGATATTCTAGGTGTTTCAATTTTAAAAAAAATATCTGAAACCGTTGAGGAAATAAATAATGACTAAAAAATATAACAAATTTATTACCAGAGGAAATTTATGAATTATCGTGATTACATTGTGTATGACTTTGAGACAACTAGTCCTAACCCATTGACAACGCAACCTGTTCAAATTGCTGCCGTTGTCGTCCACGGTCGAAAGTTAGAAATAAAAAAAGGGTCTCAATTTGAATCTTTAATGAAACCATATTTAACGCAGGAGGAGTGTGATAAGCATGGCGTGGACATGTTAGAGGACGGGGCTGTGGCTGTTCATGGAAAAACGGCGGAGATGTTAGCAGAGGCACCGTCTACAGAGGCTGTTTGGAAGAACTTTACAGAGTACGTTAAGCAATATAACTTTAAAAGTAGTAATTTTACAGCCCCTATTGCTGTGGGTTATAACATAACAAACTTTGATAACCCCATCGTTGATCGACTTTGTACAAAAGATCCGTACAATTTTGGACCAATAGATAAGAAGGGTAGACAGGATGTGTTTAACAATATTCACAGTTTAGATATGCTAGATTTTATGTTTACCATGTTTGAAAATAACAAAGAGGTTCATTCTCTGTCTGCTGATAATCTGATTCGTGGGCACATGGGGTATTCTAAAGGCCGGGCTCACGACGCTATGTCTGACGTTATGATGACTGCTGAATTGTTTTGCAAAATGATGCGCATGCTTAGAACTCTTGCATCCAGAAAAAACTTCCGAAACGCATTTGGAGAACAAGATGAAGATTGAAGACCTTGATTTTGAAGATTCGCAAGTTTGGGATATGTTATCAGAAGGTCGTGTTAAGGGCTGCTTTCAGATTGAGGGCTACCTTGGTAAAACTTGGTGTCAAAGACTTAAACCAAGGAATATTGTAGAACTAGCGGCTGTAATCAGCTTGATTAGACCGGGTTGTGTTTCTGCTAAAGTTAATGGCAAGACGATGACAGAAAGATATGCTGACAGGAAAGCTGGCACAGAAGATGTAGACTACATGCATGAATCAATTGAGGATATATTAAAAGAAACTTACGGCGTTATCGTTTACCAAGAGCAGGCGATGCAAATTGCCGAGAAGATGGCCGGATTCTCTCTAAAAGAAGCTGATAACTTAAGGAAGGCTATTGGTAAAAAAGACGCAAATTTAATGGGTAAGGTTCGCTCTAATTTTATTAGAGGGTCTATAAACAAAGGTATTGATGAATCAAAAGCTCAAGAAGTCTTCGATATCATTCAAGAGAGTCAAAGGTATAGTTTTAATAAATCTCACGCTGTTGGATACGCACAAGTTACATATTGGTCTGCGTGGTTAAAGCGGCATTACATAGATAAGTATTTTAAGTTTTGGCTACGCAACTCCGACGACAAGCAAGATACTGATACTGAGCGTCACCAATTGATAATGGCTGCTAAAATAGATGGTGTGGAGGTTGTAGGCCCATCTATTAAGTACCCATTTGAAAACTTTACTAAACAAGAGGGGAAGATATTTTTTGGAGCTTGTAACGTAAAGAGTGTTGGTAAAGCCCATCTAGACAAATATCTTAAACTAATATCAGAATGGGATAGGCCGCTAACTTGGCTTGAGTTGGTTACTATCATTTTGCCAAACATAAATAAAAGATCTGTAGAAAATCTAATAAAGGTTGGCTTCTTTAGTGGGTTGGGAAAATCAAGAAGTAGCATGCTTCATGAATTCTCTTGCGTTAAACAACTAACTAAAGTAGAGCTTACTCATTTATGTGAGGGTGTTGATGAGCAAAATAACCAGAATACACTACTTGATCATATAAAACTTTTCGCGGCTAAAGGTGTGAAGAAGGATGGCGGGTATATATCTAGTGTAACAAGACAATTAAAAGTTGACGAAATCATATCTAGATTGGAAAATCCGGGACGAGAACTGTCTGACAATCCAGCCATGTACGCTAAGATGGAAGAGAAGCTCTTAGGTTGCTCCGTAACGTCTTCTGAGTTAGATGCTTGCGCCGACGCCTCACATGCTGACAGTACGTGTGTGGAGGTGTCAGACGGCAAGAAAGGTAAATGCACAATAGCCTGCGTGATAAAAAAGGTTATGGAACACACAACAAAGAATGATGAAACGATGGCTTTTATAGCTGTTGAAGATAATTCGGGCGAATTAGAAGATATTGTCATTTTTCCTGACGTATATAGCCAACACAGGGATACAATATATAATGAATCAACGGTCTTAATAACTGGTGAGACAAAGCATTCAAAAAGAAAGTCTTTTATAGTTGATAACATGTTTAGCATTTAGGTAGAATAATGAATGATTGCAAATTTTTTGGTAAAATTGTTTCGAGGTCCATTACAAAGAGGTATGACACTAGCAGAATAGAATTACAGGTTGAGGTGCAAAAGCAACGAAAATCTAAATCGGGACTTCCGGTTATAGAAAAATCAGCGCTTAATTTTGAAGCTTGGGACTCAGCAGCTGAAACCCTAGAACACAATAGCACAGTAGGAGATTACTTAGTGATCAGCGCCACGGCGAAGATCCGTGAAACAAATAAAGACGTATACTTTAGAATTAATGAGTTTAAAATCGTGTCATCAACCAACTTGATTGACGCTTAACATTGAAAGAATTGAAAATGAATATTGAAAAAACAATTGAAGAAAACATGGGCCTTGTTAACAAAATGGCTTCTAATCTGTATAGAAAAAATTCCATATACTGCGTGGAGGATTTGATTCAGGTTGGGGTGGTTAACTTACTTACATCTTTGAATAATTATAACAGCGAAAGATCACGACTATCAACTTTTATTTGCCATTGTGTAAAAAATAGTATGATAAAGTTTATTAAGAAAAACCATGACGAAAACAAAATCCACCAATCGCGATTTGATTCTCTTCCTCTGTCCGGTAGTGGTGACCAGCGCAGGAAAAGCACTTTCTTTAATAGTTCCTTTATTAGTGGCAACTCCTATTATAACCCAGATATTAAGATAGATGAATACATTGGGGATAGTGATACACTAACTCATAAAGTCGTAAAGCTCAAATCCAAAGGAAAATCTAATGCAGAAATTTCTCGTCAGGTTGGAGTTTCGTCTACTAAAGTGAAGAAAATGCTAAACAAACTAGAAGCATCAATTAAAGGATACGATGAATGAGAAAAAAAAGAGTGTTATTTTTAACCGAAGCCGCATATTTAAACACTGGTTATGCGACTTATTCTAAGAATGTTTTAAACCACATGAGGGACACTGGAAAGTATGAACTAGCTGAATTGTCTGTTTATGGTTCTTCTGAAGATACTCGTAGAAACTTAATACCTTGGAAGAATTACCCCAACTTACCAGACTCTACCACCCCAGATAATGAAAGGGATATTTATAATTCAAACCCAGCAAATGTTTTTGGGGCTTGGAGATTTGAAAGAACGTGTTTAGACTTTAAACCAGATGTTGTTTTGACAATCAGGGATTTCTGGATGGATTCCTTTGTGTACAACTCACCCTTTCGTAGGATCTTTAAAAGGGTTTGGATGCCAACGGTAGACGCATCACCACAGAATGAGGAGTGGATCGATCAGTTCTGTGATTGCGAAGCCGTCCTGACATACTCAGACTGGGCGAAGAGTGTTATCGATGAGCAATCTGGAGGTGCAGCCAATGTTATTGGTTCTGCATCTCCTTCTGCCAGTAAAGATTTTCAAATGACTCTCAATAAAGCTGCCGCCAAAGAGGCTATGGGGTTTTCAGCAGACTGTAATATAATTGGTACAGTTATGAGAAACCAAAGACGTAAGTTATTTCCAGATCTTATTAGTGCATTTTCCAAATACTTAAAAGCAACTGGCGATAAAAAAACCTACCTTCATATTCATAGTAGCTATCCAGACGGTGGGTGGGACTTTGGCGAACTTCTACATAAGCATGATGTATCGTCTAGAGTTTTCTTTACATACATTTGTAGTCACGTTGAATGCAACGCTGTAGAAATATCAAAGTTTAACGACGCTAGAAAACCCTGTGGTCAATGTGGTAATTTTACGTCAACACAGTCTAATGTTAGTAGTGGGGTTAGCGATGACGTTCTGGCAAAGATATACAATATGTATGATCTATATGTTCAATGCGCTAATTCTGAAGGTTTTGGACTTCCTCAAGTGGAGGCCGCAGCGTGCGGCGTTCCTATTGCGTGTACCAATTACTCAGCAATGCAAGATGTGGTTGAGAAGCTAGGAGCTTACCCTATAGAGGTTCAGGCAAAATATAAAGAGCTTGAAACTGGATGTATGAGGGCTGTTCCTAGTATTGATAGCATGGTTGATATATTCACAAACTTCTTCTCTAAAACGTCTCACGAAAGAGAAGCAAGTAGAATTAAAACCAGAAAATTATTTGAAGCTAATTATGGATGGGGCAAGTCAGCTCAGGCGTGGATGGACGCAATCGACAATCTAGACTTTGCAGATTGGGATGTTGATCCAGTCATCAAGCCTGTATTTGATGTTAAAATAGATCCACAAGAAGGGAACGCAAGCTTTTTAAGAAGATGTGCCGATGCATACTTTATTGATCCAAGCATGATAAAGAGCCATATGATGCGAGTTTTCCTTAGAGATTTAAACTCCGGGTCATTTAAGCCAACGCCGGACGGATTCTGGGGGAGTGAATTTTCCCCTTACACAAGCAGAGTAACCTCCCAATCATTTACCAGAGAGAAAGTAATAGAAATATTAAAAGGTCGATTAACCAATTCAAACGTTTGGGAACAGGCCAGAGTAAACCCTAGCATTATTAACGATGGAGAAGCGAAGTGGCTAAAAAATTAAAACCAAAGAATGAAGATTTATTTAAAGTTGAAATTCCGGAAATGAAGAGTGAGCTAAATACTTACCAAAAAAATGATACTAAAACTGAGCCAAAAAGCAAGAACGAAGCAGCGTACTTGGGCACAAACTGCAAAGAGTGTATTTTTCACGAAGTGGATGGTAAAAACTGCTTACTCGGAAAGATTAATAAATACATTGAGAGAGGAGCCAAGATCGAAGAGAGGGATGACAAATTTTTAATAGATAGAGTGTGTAGCTTTAGGAGAACTCAAAAATGGAAAAAAGAACATCGTAGACGTAGAAATATTGACCAATGCATTCAAGACGCTAAAGGGGAAGTTCATGTTAGCGGAACAATATTTGTTTACGCTGACGATTTAGAAGATCTAGATAAATGCTTCAGTCAACTGTCTCAAACAAGTTATGTAGAACATTTTAAGGTGGTAGTCGCTCATTTTGATGACTTAAAAATTAAAGATGTTTATGATTACTTTCATGAGCAAACATATATCAACTCGCCAATCGCCGTTGGTATTAAGGACTCAGAGGATACAAATTTTCTTGATGAAGCTTTTAAAAGAGCTGATAACGGGCTTATGATCTCACTAGATTCTAAAATGGATGTAGATAAGGACATGCTAAACAAGTTACAGAAGTATATCTATAATGAAATGCATAGAATTATTTATGTAAAGCCAACCAAAGGAGTTCATGGACTTGTATCGTTAGCACTACTTTATAAGTACTTAAAAGGTAACAAGTTGGAAACGTTCGAAGAAAAATTAAAGCTAATTGCGAAAGAACAAGGTATTGAGTCTCAACTCACTACGTGGGAGGTCATAAATGAAAGTATTAGTTAATATCATCTGTCGGCACGAAGTAAGCAAAGAGGTGCTAGACAGAATGATTGAATCCTGTAAAAGCTTAAATCATGAGGTGGTCGTTCACGTATGTGATTACTCTCTATCTAAAAAAATTAAAGATAGTTTTGTAGAGTCTGATTCAGATGTTACTGTTGTAAAAGTGACGGAGATGAATTATGAAGACATGAGAGATCACGAGCGGAACATCAAAGAGTGTAACATTGCTGAAGACTGTGACGTCATAATTGATGTGGAAAGCTCTTTGGGGCTTGAGCCTGAATTTATCGATGTGTTAGGCTTGGAACACTTAGAAGATAAAAACTACTGCTCTGTGTATAGTGATTTCTATTCTCAGACGAAGAATGGTCATAAAGTGTATGTTCACCAAAAATCATTTCCTTTGTCCAGCACATCACTTCCTTTACTAGCCTTTTCATCAGAGGATTATCTTTCAAACGTTACTGAAGAAAATGTCAAAGGTTTTTTACTATCATCTAAACTATCAAAGCATACACCTCTGGCGTTATGTTCAGTAATAAATGCCTAATTTTATTCATAAGATCAACGACAGCAGTCGAACTAATTTTATACTTCTTGCTGCCGGTAAGAATAAAACAAAAGGACAAAATGTTGCTAAAGGGCTAACCGATGTAAATGGTAAAAAGTTAATTGACTCACAAATTTCTGTTATAAATAAAACTTGTAAAAACAAAGACATAATCTACACTGTGGGTGATAGGTCAAAAAGTATGATAAACTATATGATTGATAATCATCCGCAAGTTAGGATTGTTGAAAATACAAAGTTTAAGACGACAAACCCTCTTGAAAGTCTACGAATGTCATTAAATTGTGCCACTCAGCAAGACACTTGTATTATTTATGGCGATAAAATTTTTAATAAGGGGTCAATCACATTTGAAAGTAATGATAGACCATTTATAGTAGAAACTACAGAATGTGAATCAATGCCATTAAGTTTAGGGTTGGTATACCAAAAAGAAACACTCAAAAACATATCTTACGGGGTTGATAACGCATGGGGTCAGATATTTTACATACCAAACAAACTATTTAACAATTTTAAAAAAAGGATAAATAATCTAACAAGAAGTTATTATAACGTTTTTGATTTCATCAATTTAATAGCTAAAGAGTATAAATTTAAAATACACAAGAGTAAAAATATTAAGGAAATATAATGAAAATATTAATGTTGACTGATGAAAGTGATATGTTTTACCATATACTTTTGGAAGCTCTTAATAATATAGACGCCACAGTCGGTCATTCGTCTATGGATATAAGCGATTCTGACATTAGCCAGTTTGATCCAGACGTCATCATACATAATTCAGAAAAAACCGACGTTGTTAAATATAAGGACGCTATCAGTATTGGTGTCAACGAAATAGACTCCCCAAGCTGCTTTTCTTATAGGAATGAATCGTCTAAGAATTATATTGAGCCGTTTATTAGAATAACGGATCAAGACCTTCACGACGTTAGGTATAAGTCAGATATTGTTTATGTTGGTAGCCCATCTTTACTTCCAGACTGTGTTTCTGAGTTTCAGAGCGACTCAAGCATTAACTTTAAAATTATTCACAACACCAACATTCCGATTACGAACTATTGCGGAGCCTGTCAATTTGAGAATTATAAAAAGTTTTTCAACATGTCAAAATGCGTTCTTGTTAATAAACCATCTCCAGAAGAGTCGAAGCTAAGCTTTAAACTTTTAGATGTTATTTACTCTGGCGGCAACCCAGTGATTCACGACAGCGATGACAAGTTTGTTGAAGACATACGTGACGCTTTAGATGGCAAGTCCTTTAGGGGGGATTTTATATCTAAGGCAGAAATTGAGGAGAGGTATACTAATTACGATAGAATGTCTGATATCCTATTAAAGATAGGTCTTAATAAGTTATCTAAAATGGTTCTAGAGAGTAAAGGAAAATAGCATGAAAACAATGATTTTATTGGATCACTTAGGATTCTCAGAACAGAATTATGACATAATTAAAGACGTTAACGAGTTTGTTGTTGATTCTATAGACGAGATTTCTATTGTTGTTAATGATGTTAGCAGCAAAATTATAGAGGTTAACACAGCTGTTAACAATGTGGCAGAAATTGGCTGTTATCAAGACGGTCTACTTATGTGTACTAACTTGATTAACGCAGACCACATCCTGTCTGTAAACACGTCATCAAGAAAAGTACTATACTTATGGGATGTAGACTGGCTGCACAACACATTTAATTTTGAATGGTTGTATGATGTGCTTACTAATGATAAGTTGGATATTATCGTAAGGTCGGAAGAGCATAAAAGGGCTTTAAAGATGTTATGCGGAAAAGAGCCTTTGGGAGTTTTACAAAATTTTAAACTGGAGTTATTATGGAATTTGCTAGAATAAATAAAGACAAGATTATAAAACTATATGTCGAGGAAGAAAAAAGCAGCTATGAAGTAGCAGAGGCTTTGAATACTTACTCCACTAGAATTTTGAGAGCGCTTGACTTTTTAGGGGTTGAGCGGCGTACATATAGTCAGGCACAATCAAACTCTTTGAAGAGCGGACGAACTGTCCACCCAACAAAAGGAAAAAAATTAGAAGACGAACACAAGCGTAAAATTGGTGAGTCAAAATCAAAGAGCTGGCACGACCTACCGCAAAAGGAAAAGGACAGAATGTCTAGCTTGAGCAAGGCTGCTTGGGAAAAAAAGAGTGACTCAGAGAAGAGTGAAATGCGAAGAATGGCAATGGAAGCTGTGCGAGAAGCTAGTAAGCAGGGGTCAAAAACTGAAAGACATTTAAAAAATGGCTTGACAAACGCAGGATACTCTGTTATGTTTCATAAGACTAATCTAGTTCCGGGTAGTAAACTTGAGGTAGATCTATTTTTACCAGAAGTTAAAACAGCTATTGAGATAGATGGTCCGGGGCATTTCTTACCTATTTGGGGTGAGGATAAGATGCGTAAGCAGCAATCTGCGGACACTATAAAGCAAGGTATTTTAATCAGCCATGGGTACGTAATTCTTAGAATTAGACAAATTGATAAAAGTATTTCAATGACAAAAATGAATTCCTTGCTTGAGACGATCTTGTCTGAGTTGGATAAGATTAAGGAAAAATTTCCTAGTAAAAATAAACGATTGATCGAAATTGAGGTATGCAATGGCAAAACGAAAAGAGTCTAACACTAAAGAGTCAGAACAACAAGAGGTTCCACACTATCTTTCACCTGAGTGGAATAATTATGTTATGGGGTTGTTTCAGCCTAATGAACTGATTGATGGCAATCCAAACGTCGCTGGCTTAAGGAGAGTTGCTGAAATGCTCATAGGGGAAATTATTAGCAGCAAACCAACTCAAGTATTTCCAGTTTTATCAGATGGTGTTGGAAGGGCAACTGTTGTCTATGAGGTTGTTTTTGAACTTGGCGATAAAACCAAAACGTATGGAGATACAGCAGAGGTTTGGGCTGGCAATACTGACGACCTATTTTGCGTTCACGCGGCAGCTACGGCCTCAACCAAGGCTGAAGCCAGATCTTTGCGAAAGGCTCTTAAAATCAGAGCTGTGGCCGCTGAGGAGCTATGTAAGAAAGATGTGTCTAAGTATGTGGCTCAAGAAGACAATGATCGAATACAAAGTGAACAAATTACATTTATCGGTATGAAGTGTAAAAAGCTAAATATCGATGTTATGCGTTTTGTGAATTCTGGAACTAAACAATATAAAAGTATCTATGAGGTAACGAGAGACACAGCAGCTAAAATGATTAAAAAAATTGGTTCGTTCTCAAGCGACAGTAGCTTGATTGAAGAAGATATTAAAAACTATAAAGATGATTGGAATGACAATGCAAGTTAAATGGAAAAATAACAAGGGGAATGTAGAGGTTTCTTTTGAGGTTAATACTGAAAACGATCTTGTAAAAAAGATTGCTTTACTTGAAAAGTTGCAGCCTAGCATGAGCGATGTTGAGGATGTGGATTTATTCGCGGCTCTATCAGCCTCGCACAACAACGACGTTCTTAATGAAGAGATTTGTGGAAAGTGCAAATCGAAGAATGTTTACAACATCATTCGCACTGACAAGAATGATAATAAATATCATGAAATGAAGTGTAAGGACTGTTACGCGAAACTTCCGTTTGGCGTCAACAAGGTTGGCGGCGGACTATATGCTAAACGTAGAGATGAAGATGGAGGTATTAGAGGCTCTAAAGGTTGGGTGGTTTATAATCCTAAAACAAAGCAGGAAGAATGAAATACTATAGACTTATATTCAGAAAAGATAAAGAAACGGTTATGTTCTCTGAGATTCAGGAGCATACAGTTGACCAAGAAGAATTTGAGCAGATTAAGTGGGACAGGCCAATTATCAGACAGATCATGGGAGGAGACTTCCATTTTCTAGCTCTAGACGCTACCTATTTAGACGCTATGGTGCTTGGGATCGGAACCTATCTAGAAATGGACAGTGGCAATAAAATTGCCTAACATTCATTCTCAACTTACGACGGGGTGGCTTATGCCGCCCCTTTTTATAATTAAATTAGGTTTAAATAATAATGAAGGTTAAAGTCGGCGACGTTGTGTGCAACAGCAATGAAATACCTATAATTTTGATGTTAGATAACTAGTATCCTACCATTTTCCGACTGGGCATCTAGAAGATTTCCAACTAGCTTTTGTCGCACATGGGCATCCACACTTTGAACAACGATCAACATCTGCCATGTAAAACTCACAACCAGCACACTCATCCAACCTTTTTTCATAGGTCTCAGGATCTGTTTTTCCAAATCCTGTGAGAGCATGTTTAAATAACGAACCGGCAAAATTCTTTGCCATGGCAGCTGTGCTAGGCAGAGATAGTTCTTCCTTAGGTCTTTCCTCGCTCACTTTATTAGTTTCAGCACTATCATTTTTTGCCTGAATGCATTCCATCTGGTTCTGTCCCGGACCTTTGCATTTTTCCCACTGGTCATAATAACCTTGGTGGTTTTGGCATAGCTTGTGATAGTGTGGCGTTTTTTCCATTTTATGTCTATTGCAAAGTCCAGCTAACGGACATTCGCAAGGTGTTTTCTTTTCCATTTTATAAATCCTTATTCAGTAATTGTCATTTTTACCATTGATTCAGTGCATTGATCGTCTTGTGTTGAGGATGTTGGCATAAAACCACATCCACAGTCTGCTGACCACCACCCAGTAGTTGGATGCTCGTTGTAAACACCAGAAAAATTTCTTGGCTCCATTAATCCGACACCGGAACCAAGTCCGTTTATATAATATAGATTATCACATCCTAGTGGTAGCGGTGCCCTATATGTCACATCGCATAACCCCTGTGTTGAATCACAAATGTCAACATCTTTGGGGTCATAAGTATACAAGTAATTCGTACAATCCCAAACTAGTGTACTGCTAACTTCGCCAGCGTCATATACATAATCAGTTATTGGGTTACAATCACTATCGTTAAGCCAAAAGTAAGCCCCTGAAGGGTCTAGAGGTCCGGTAAGGTGATTACACGATCCAGTGTTGGCAAATCCGCTAACAGGAGGAATCAGAGTAACACCTCGTCCTAAAACAATGGTTGCAGGAACAAGACCATTTACCTCAAGAAGACCACTAGTTCCAGCGGCTACTGGAACAGTACATGAAGCACCTGAGTGGGTTACTGGGATAATTTGATACTGCGCCCTTAAATCATAAACTAACTCACCAGTACTACGAAATGGTGGATAGTTTCCGTTGCAGTTCGTTTCAGAGCATGAGCATGGTGGGTTTGTTCTTAAAGCTCCACATGCAGCTCCGGGCATAGATGAAATAAAACTTAAACTTGTAGGTTC